ACGGCGTTGAAGATGAAGCCTCGGCGCGAATCAAGATCACGAAGGCCGGAAAACAAATCGACCTCGATGCGGGTGGAAACTCGGTCGTGATGGGTGCAGCGGGCGTGAAGACGACCGACAAAAACGGCAACATCGTCGAGATGGCTTCGGCAGGCATCAACGTCACGGTCAACGGGAAGGCGAACATCAACGCTTCCGGCGACGTGAACGTGCAGGCCGGTGGAAACGCGATCGTTCAAGCGTCAAAAATTGAACTCAATGGATCTTCGGGAATGGTCCTCACGACAGTGACCGATCCCGTCGTCGATTTAATAACGGGGACTCCCACAATGGGAGTTCCAACGGTGGTGGCAGGATGAACGTATTCCAATGTGATATTTGTAAGAAGCAAACTTACGTCTCTCCGCAGACGAAGCCTGCGTTTGAAAAAGACGCTGACGGTAACGACGTGCCGGTGATGATCGCGATGAAGTCGATGGACTTCGCAACCGGCAAGGTTGTCGAGACTCAGGTGCAGAAACAAATCGACCTTCAACCTCGCGCGCACATCATTCGCCTCGTAGCCGGACAACAAATTATTCAAAAAGATTTCTGTTCAAGCTGTCTTCCGAAAGTCATGCCCGAGATCAAAGGTCTTTGGGACCGATTGGAAGAAATCTAATGCCGATCGTCGGCAGCGCGTGGTCTTCAACCCTCAAAGGAACTTTGAGCGGGATGGGGATGAACGGCTCGCAGCTTCAATCGTTTACCGATGCGGTTGGCCTGGGCTCGACGATGTCGATCGTTGGTAAAGCGTTTACAACAACGGACGTGGGACTGATCCCCGGAGTGGGCGTTGGAGTCGGAGCCGGGATCACCGGCCTCTCGCCGATGGATGCTGCAAATTTGATTTACGGAAACTGTTCGGCGTTTGGTTTTGTCGGCGCGAGACTTCACGACTTCTGCACGGCTTGTGGATCGGCACTCGTATCCACACTCGCAGATGCGATCCTCTCATCCACTCACGCTCCGGTTTGGCAGGGGGCGGGATCGGTGGTGACGGGTTCGATCGCGGTCGTGCCTTCTGAGTGGGGATCAAACATCCACTCGGCAGCGGCGGGATTTATGGGCTCGAAATGGCCGGACTTCGCCAATGCAATCGGCGCGGGCTCGGCGAATCATGTGATCGCAAAAGGGACGGGGAGCGTCGTAATTTCCGGCAGCTTCACTGGACCAACTCCACCGGGACCTTTGCCGGGAGCTGGCGTGGGTGCGGGAACAATTTCTTAATCCGAAAGAGACGTTATGGGTGCATTTGGGGATCTTCAAAATCAGGTAGAGAACGCGGTGAACGCGGTCGGCAACCTCATCACGGGTGCTTCGGGCGGAAACACGCCTCAATATCCCATCACTGTCCCCGATCGCGCGCAGATCACGAACGAGCCAGGCTACGACGATGGGTCGTGGAAGAAGAACCTCGGCTACGGCTTTGAGGTCGTTCGCGTTGCTCCAAACGGCGGAGCTGGCCCTGCCGGAGGCGGTTGGCAAGAATTTCGCCTCCAAATCAATCCACAAGAACTCTCGCAGGACGAGATTTTTGCCATCGAAGTCACGCCGACTCTTCGCGGGGTCGTCGTCGAACATCACGGCACAATTTTAAAAGACATCATCATTTCAGGTACGACCGGGATTTCACCGTTGAGGTCCTCTGACGGTGCGAACAAGAACACGGGGAAGCCGCTTTTAGGAGCTGCAACCTCGCGTTCGGGTTTCGAGGAGTTCAACGAACTTCGCTCTTACTTCCGCACTTATGTGGAGCACAAGCGGCTCGACCAGCGTGAAAAAGGCGAGCTCCGGATGGTCTTCAAGAACTTCAAAGACGGCGAGCTTCTCTACGTGGAGCCGCAAAAGTTCTCGATGAAGCGGTCAGCGCAGAAGCCTTTCATGTACGACTACGTGATCGCGATGAAGGGGATCGGGATTTACACTCCCGGAACTGCGGTGAATACCGCGCTCTCCTTCTTGCAAAACGTCGATAAGCTTTTGGCTTCGGTTACGGACACACTTTCAACTGCGGTTGCGGTCATCAATGGCGCGGTCGGGATCATCACACGAGTGGAACGGGCGATTGCAAATGCGATCATCGCGCCTCTCACTTTGGTGATCCAGGCGATTGCAGCGGTCCGAAACGGCGTCGCCTCCATCTTGTCGATCCCGCGCGGAGCACTCGATCAGATCGTTGCGGATCTGAAAACGATCGGCGACAACTTGGCCGATGCTTTCGGGATCTCTTTGGGATCACCTTCGCAAACCGGATCTTCAACAACCGACACGGGTGCATCTTACAACTCGATCATGGGTCGTACATCGACTCTCGTTGCATCGACGGGTCGGACGCCGACTTATCAAGAATCGCAAGTGATGAACGCATTTACGAAGAGCCAAGGGGCTCTTCTTCTTTTGGCGAGTCAGACTCAGCTCTTCCAACAATCAGCGACGCAACAAAACGCGGCGGTGGTTGCTTCGTTCAACAATCTCTTCACGATCGACACGCCGAACACGGTTCAAGCGATCACGATTTTGGGCGACGATGATCTGCAAACGATCGCGGCCCGAGAGCTCGGCGACGTGGACAAGTTCCGCGACATCATCGTGCTCAACAATTTGAAGCCGCCGTACATCTCAGCGACTCCGGGACCTGGGGTTTTATCTCCTGGTTCGACGATCCTTTTACCTTCTCAAAACTCAGCACTCGATACGGGTGTGAAGCAGAACAAGATTTACAACATCCAAAAAACTCTCGGCGAACTCGAACGCGCTCTCGGCGTAGACATCCTTCTCACTGCCGACGGTGATATTTCGATTTCGAACGTGGGTGATGCGTCACTGGTTGGAGGGATCAATAACTTCGGCCAAGCTGTATCTATCAAGTTGTTCTTGGAACTCGGCTCGCTCAAACGGCATCCGGGTGTCGGAACGGATCTTGGCATTGGACGAAAAACAACGACAAGGTTCTTGAACGATTTGAAGGGTCAAATTCTTGCGTCGCTTTCGCAAGATCCTCGGGTCGAATCAGTTCCGGCTTTAACAGTCAGTCAACAGAGTGGAACAACGTCGATCAACATGCTGGTGAAAGCTTCTAAGATTGCACAGCCTGTCCCGATCCCTCTGAATTTGAACGTGGGGTAAGAAGATGAGTTTATTCCAACCGAGAGTTTTCCAACAGATTTTTGCGGGCATGGTTGGCCGCATGATTTCTTCGACTCCACTTACCGATTTGAACATTGGTTCGGTTTTCACCACCATGCTCGAAGCTGCGGCTCAGGAAGATGACGAACAGTATTTCCAAATGCTTGAGATCATCCGGGGCTACTCGCTCGACACGGTTACGGGCACGGACCTCGATGCTCGTGCTTACGAATACTCTCTCACTCGTGAACCGGCAGCTTACGCTTCAACAAACGTCTCTCTGATCGACACGGCGATCGTGAAAGTTTCAACCAACGCTTATTCTGGTTTGCCAGGATCGGCAGCGGGTACAACTTCGATCAACGGTAACGCTTTGACTGGTTTCCCGGCAGCGGGCCGGATCATCATTGGCCGTGGCACTCCGCGCGTTGAAACGATCAGCTACACGTCGATCACTCAACAAACAAACTACGTCACCTTCAACCTTGCAGGCGGCCTGGCTTACGATCACGGAACCGATGAAACGATCATCCTTTCTCAGGGCGGAAATCGCTCAGTGAACGCGGGCGTTATCGTTATCGTTCCGGCATCTGACATCAACGCACAGATCGCGTACCGCTTGAACTCGGCAGCGACGATCTTGGACGGTGAACGTCAGGTCGATCTCGTTCCGATCACGGCATCCGTTGCGGGGTCTTCTGCCAACGTACCGATCGGTTCGATCATTCAGTTCTCATCTCTTCCTTTTGCAACGGCCACCGTGTTCAACCCTTCGCGCGTAACCAACGGCGCGGACATTGAATCGGATCAGGATCTTCGCGATAGAATCAAATCAACGATTCAATCTCTCTCGCGCGGAACCGGCCAGTCGATCATCACAAACGTCACGGGCGTTTTGTCGGTGACGGATAACAAGCGGGTCGTTTCGGCTTCACTCGTTGAACCGACGATCCCGGCAGACGTAGTAAAATTATTTATCGACGATGGAACGGGTTTCATCCCAAGCTACGCCGACAGCGGTTTTGAAACTGTGGTCGCGCAAGCTCAGGGCGGAGAGAAGTTCTTGTTCGCTCAGAACGTGCCGATGGTGAAGGCGTTTGTTGAAACTCAAAACGCTCAACCCTACAATCTGGTCGGCGGAGAATATCTCTTCGTTTCGGTCGGCGGCGTAGTTGAGACGATTCAGTTCTTGAGCTCTGACTTCGCGACTCCGGGTGCAGCGACAGCTCAAGAAGTCTTAACAAAAATCAACGGCGTGGCGAACAGCTTCGAGTCTCGCGTCACTCAAACGGGTGCGACTCTCCGGATCTTCTCTCGCTCAAACGTGAACGAACAAATCCAAGTGACGGGCGGATCTGCAAACGCAGTTCTCGGCTTCCAAACGGATGCGAAGTTCACCGCCTTTCTCTACAAAGTTTCAAACTACAAAGCGAAGTTGTTGACCAAAGACGGCGTCACATCTTCGGTTCAATGCGTGAACTCGGCAGCGTACTCTTTCCCGACCGAGAAAAACTTGGTCGTGGTTTTGGACGGAGCCGTCGAAGATCCGCAGATGGCTTGGATTAAGCCCTCGGATTTCGCCTCTCCAACTTCGGTCACAGCTCCTCTCGCCGTTTCCGTTTTGAACTCGCGACTTTCAGGCATCCTCGCGCAAACCGTTTCAAACGGCTTGCAAGTTTCTCTGACTTCAAAAACTTTGCTCTCGTCGGCTTCGCAAATCCAAGTCGTTGAGAACTTCACGAACGCCTACAACTACTCGGGCTCGTTCTCTGACATCACGACGGCGATCAAAACCGGAACGCAGATTTCGCACAACTCCGGCGACACTCTCTACGTCGGTCACGCGACCGTGGCCTTCCAAAGCATGTACGTTTCGGCGTTCACTTCGGGCGGTGGCTCGGCTCCGGTTTATCAGTTCTGGAACGGCTCTGCGTGGGTGAATTTCATCCCGTATGACGAAACGAGCGGAATGACTCAAACGGGTCACATCCTGTTCCGTTTGCCGGGCTCGTGGACGCAGACTTCGGTCAACGGGGTTGCGGCTTTCTGGATCAAGATTTCAAACATCTCGAACACGACTCTGGCGATGAAGATCTGTTCGGCCAACGCGGTCTTCGGCTTCCCGGAAACTCTCGTGGTCGGCGCGAACAAAGACTACACTTTGAATCGCTTCCTCGGGCAGATCGAGCTCGAAGAAACTCTCAATGCGCTTGATTCGGTTACTTTAGGATCACTTGATACTCGCGCATCGGTCGTCTCGGTTGCTGGAAACTACGGGCTCGTCGGCGGTGAAACGCTCACGGTCTTGATCGACGGCGCTTCGCAGACTTCGACCATGCAGGTTGGCGACATCTCACTTGGGGGCTCCGCACTTCCTTCTGAGGTCGTCGCGCGTCTGAATAAGGATCTCTCCGGTGCAACGGCCTTCACGGTCGCTGGCGGAACTCAGATCAAACTCCAAACGAACACTTGGAGAGGCGGAACACTTCAAGTCGTCGGCGGTTCGATGAACTCGTACCTCCAATTCGATACCGACTTGGAAACGTCGTACAACCCACACGTCCCGGCACTCGAATCGGTCCCAGGACCTTTCGTTTTCCAACCTGGCGACAACATCATCGTGGTGATCGACGAGAACTCGGCGAACAACTTCACGACTCCTTGCACTCGTCCGGGCCAGCTCACGGCGGTGACTTCATCGACCGTGATGACCGACGCTTCGCTCTACGGAACTTTCCCGAACGCGAACGACGTTGCGGCTTTTGATTTCATTTACACGCAGACTTATTTCCAAACGATTCAGAACATCAAGTACGCATCGTCGATCGCGAACAAGCAGTACGTGAACATCGCGTACACGGCGGGAGCAACGGCGGGAGCCGAAGCCCTTGTCGTAACCGGCAACGCGATCGTCGTTCAAATCGCCTCGGGCACGACCACGGCGAGCACGATCATGGGCCTCATCAACGGCTCAACCGCTGCGCGAAACCTCGTGTCGGTCAGTTTAAGCGGCTCAGGCACGGCAGCACAGACGGCGGTTGCAGCGACATACCTCTCGGCAGTCCGCGCGCAGATCGCATCTTACGTCGTTCCATCGGGTCAGCTCACGCTCGCATCCGGTCTTCCGTTCACTCCATCGGTCGGCGACTCTTACGAGATCGCTCCGCGCACGGCTTCACAGGTCGTAGCTCTTTGGTCGAACAAAAAGATCGCACTCATCACGACCGTTGCCGAAGTCAGAACTTCGACGGGCGGATCAAAAGTGCAGATCGCCTCGCTTACTTCGGGGGAGCTTGCGGCGGTTCAAATCCCAGGCGGCCAGGGAAATCTTCAACTTCAATATCCAACGTCGCTACTGCTTGGTACTGACGGCTACCGCTACTACACGGGCCTTGCTCAATTGGCTCAGTGGACGGTGGATGGACGATCATCGGATCTGACGAACTACCCTGGCTTCCGCGCGGCGGGCGTACAGGTTGAAGTCGCAGAGGCCGTGAAAGTTCCGATCACCGTTTCGATGACGATCACGACTCAAGAAGGCATCACGCTTTCTTCGATCTCAAACGACATCAAGTCGGCGGTCTCTTCTTACATCAACTCGCTTCCGGTCGGTGGTGAGGTTGTGGTTTCTTCGATCGTCGCGGTCGTCAAAGCGGTCAACGGAGTCTTCGACGTAGTCGTGAACTCTCCTACCACGAACGTCGCGATCTCTTACAACGAACTGGCGAGGGTGGTCGAATCAACGATCATCGTTGGGTAGGGAAATTTAGATGAGCAAACGAACCAAACAACTCTTTAGCCTTTTGATCGTAAGCGAGCGCAGCTTCGCGTTCGGTCATGAAATGGCCGAGTTCAATGGCGTTACCACCATGCCTGATACGGGCTCGGAAATTTCCACGGTATCCTGGCCTTCCCTTCGTAACGCCCTTGAATTTATTTGGACCTGGCTTGTTATGGGCATTTTGACTTGGCGTACAAAAGCGAAGATTCGACCGACGATTGTCGGACTTGTCTCCGTTCGCATGGTCAACAAACTGCCCAGGCTTCGCTTTCATGATGAGACGGTGAAGGGAGACGCGCTTCCCGTCGATCATTGCTCGAATATATCCACGCTTGTCAGCGGCCCACTTGCGACTTTCAAAAAGCATTTGGTCTCTTGGATCAACTTTAATCATGTGGTGTGTTTACCACAGGTCGTGGGATAACGAATGGCAAAACTCGATAAAATGACGAGGTTTGTTCCGGGGCTTTACAAGCCCGCTTCGAACGTAAATGTTCGAGGCCTTCTCTATTCGTTTTCCGGCGAAGATGATGACATCGTTCAAGCGGTGATCGACGCCAAAGAACAGCTCTTCGTTGAAACCGCGCAGCTCCAATTTCTCGATGCTCTCGGATCAAACGTCGGCGTGTTTCGTCCGACGGCCTTCCAATTGGCGGATGAACAGTATCGACTTCTCATCCCCGCGCTTTCGTTCGCGCCAAAGCAGGTAAGGCCCACGATCATCGCGGTCCTCAACGTGTTTTTTGGCGTGGGAAATCCTCTCGTGCAGGTGTTCGAATCAAACCCGAACGAGATCGCTATTCAGATCCCGTCGTCAGTTCCATCCCTTCGTCGGTCGGTCAGAGGCTCGCTTCACTTAAAAGCGTACAGCTTCATGATTAACTCAATCGACAACGTGATGAAGACGATGCAGGTGAACACGTACAACAACACGAAGGTTCTCGAAGCTGACGAGCTCGCAGAGTGTACGGCGGGTCAGGATCTTCACACGGCAACGATCATCGGAAACTCAGCGGGCACCGGAGCGGTGACTATCCAATTTTCGGCAAGCGACGATCTCTCAAGTTTTCAGACCGGCAGATATTTTGTCGTGACGAACCCGGCCTATCCTTCGTCATACATGAACGACTCGCGTCGTGCGTACTCGGTCACGAAATCACGCGGCGTTCTCGGGCAAGCGATCACGGTGGGCCAGATCGCCCCGCACGTTACGATGCAGGACTCATCAAATATCCCGGACGCTTCGGGTTACTTGTGCTTGAATTTCGGGTTCAATAACGAGGAAGGGCCGATCAAATACTTCTCGCGGCCCAATAACTCGACGCTTCAATTGGACCCGAGCTACGTTTTTACCAAGAATCATTCGATAGGGGAGACGGTGAACGTAGTCGTGCCGCCTTACCAGACGCCAGACATTAACGGATACGACTACAGGCCCTATCTGGTTGGCGTAACCGCCGCTCGACTTCTCGCTCAATCTATCGTGCAGGAAGTTCTCGCAGCGGGGATCGTTATCAGGTGGATTGTTGTAAGCCCGAACACGGGCATAGGTTTTTGAGAATAGTTTAAGGGGTTCATGATGCAAAGAAGTCAAAGGTTTGTCGCCGATCAGCGGTTTGATTTACCCCAGTATGATTCGATGATCGCTTTGATCTCGGCAGAGTTTGCGGCGTACAACAAGTCGCTCTTTACTGCCGGGAAAAACCGCATCGTTCAAAACTGGGCCGTCGTCAACGCTGGCGGACTGGCAATTTCGATAGATCAATCTTTGGACTCAACCCTCTTTGACGCTCAAGATGTCGGCAACGAAGGTTTCTTAATTTACCCGACCACTTCACCGCAGCTCGTTCTCGGCCTGATCGACAACTCGACAAATTATGTTGAGGTTCAAATCGTTGCAACCACGACCGCTCCTGACACGGTTGCGATCTGGGATACGACAGCGAACGGCGGCGTCGGCGAAGAGTTTACGCAGAACGTGAACACGGTCGCAGAACAGCTTCCGACTCTCGTTTCAAACGTCGTTGCCTTCACAGGTGCGACCGATCATTTACCTTTGGCGATTGTGACCACGGCAGGTGGCGCAATCACTTCAATTCAAGACGCGCGGCAGTTCCTTTATCACGTCGAACAGGATTGGTCTTTCGGGACCGTCCGTTCGGATAAGACAATCGGCTCTGCGAAAAACTCTTACGACGCTCTCGCAACGGCGATCAAAGAAACAAAGGACACGAACAACTGGTACGACGTTCCTTGGACTTCGAACAAGGTCCTCAAAGAATACCAAAATATGTTTTACTACGGCGGTGGAACGATGGCCTGGGACGGGACGACACTCGTTGTTCCGGCAGACATTGGCATCGAGATCGCAGGACGGGCTTCGGCCTACGCGATTCAAGCCGGAAACTATGCGATCCCCGAGGGCTCGGCTCTTTACGTGGACATCCCGCCAAACGCTCCGTCAGGAAAACTCACTCCGCTGATCGTTCCGTTCTCGTCGGTTCCGATCAATCCGTCGGCGACGGGTTTTTCTAAATACATTCAAGTTATCTTCTTCCGTCGCAACAACACTCTCTACGGCGACATGGACATCCCAGAACTCGATCCGGGTGAGTCGGCGATCATCGGCGAGTCTATCGCGCAGTCGCTTCAAAACCGTTTGGGTGTGGTGAACGATGCAGCCTTTGAGCCGTACACTTCTTCAAACTACGTTCCGTCTTCGGCTTCATATCCAGAAGCGATCTCGGATCTCGATCAGGCTTTGCAGGCCGCGTACAACGAGATCAATTCGGCGCTGACCTCTCACGCTCTCGAAGACTGCATCATCGTCACGGCAGCGCAGACGGTTTTCGATTCAACCGACATCACTTGGTCGCCGGACAACACGATCCCGGACATTCAGGTTTACCGCAACGGTCAGAAGATGCAGCTCGCAAAAGACGGGACTGCAACGACCGGCGACTACTACAAAACTTCTCAAACAGAAATTGTCTTTTTCAATTCGATCACGGCGAGTGCTTCGGTGCCGTCGAAAGTCGTTATCAGACAAGAACGAACGGGCGGTGGCGCGGTTCTCGATTTGACGAACATCACGGTCAATCCTCAACCGCTGACGCCGGGTGGACTTTCAATTGGGACCGCTGCGAAGTCTTGGAGTGCGATGTACTTGCACGACACGGCGACCGCGCATGTTTATAAACTCGCAATCACGAATGGCATCTTAGATATCACGCAGGTGTCCTAATGTCGATCGGGGTTAAAGCTACATTCGTGCAGTTGATCCCAACGGTCGCCTCGCTCGTTCCGAGCGGGTCGGTCTTTTTAGATTCGGCAAACGCGAACGCATCGTCGATCAAAAATACTTCCGGCGTTGTCGTTGTCATCAACAACGCTTCGGCGGCGACAAACCTCGTCACCAAAATTATGCAAGCTGCGGGTATTTATGCAGTGAACACTCCGGTCTCAAAAAGAGCGGATGGACAAATTGAAATCGCTGATTCAAACGCACCGAGCGGTCAAGATCTGATCGGTGTGATGCTCCAGGCTTCAAACGCTCCTGGGGATCTCGTGCAAGTGCTCCTCGTGGGCGCGAACATGGAGAACGCTTTAAGTGGACTTGGATTTAATGTGGGCGATGAAATTTACGTGAGCGACGAGGGCGGATATACCAACGACCCTTCAACTCTCACGAACATGGATTCAATCATTAAAATTGGGATAGCGGATTGCGGTGCAGGTGGGGCGACATCTGTGGCGACGGATCTGATTCTATTCCCAGATGTAGTGAGTAGCACATGAAAAAAGGGTTGAGAAAAGTTTCTGACATGAAGCCACCGAAGCCTCGGGATAAGTGGCCCATTCAAAGTTTGGTTGAACAGATGCAAGCGAAGGGCGATGGAATTTTCGTAGTCACTTCTCTCGCAAATGATCCGGAGGTTCAACAGACGTTGGGCCAAACTGTCCAGGCCGGTAAGACCTCGCACGAGAAGTTCGTCAACTTCATGCGCGAATTTGCCGATCCGTTAGGACTCGAAGTGGAAGTCAAAACGGTTTTTTTAATCAAAAAGAAGAAAGAGGATTAGATGGCTAACTTAGCGTTACTGGTAATTTCAGGTGGCAAACGAACTCAACAACAATCGAACACGGCGACAGTAGACTTGCTCGCGTTGAACATCGGCGCGGCAACAATGCCGATCGTTCAAACCGGAACGGGTGCGGCAGCGTACTTCGATTTCGGCGCTCGCTCTTTGCAGACGACTTTCGCTCCTGCATCTGCGAACGATCTGACGAACAAGAACTACGTCGATACGAAGGTTGCTTCGATCACGGTTACTTCTTGGCAACAAGCGGTGATCTCTCAGCTCAACACTCCTCCGGGATCTCCCGCGACTGGCGATCGTTATTTGATCGGCGCGGCTCCGACAGGTGCATGGTCTGCAAACGCAAACAACATCGCTCAGTGGAACGGTTCGACTTGGATCTTCACGGCTCCGCAAAACGGTATGATCGTTGACTCGATCGCGATCACAACCGGCGTTTACTTGTACTCTTCAAGCTCATGGACTTTGAAGAACTTCGCAGCGTACACCGCTTCGACTGGTATCCGTTTGGTTGGCGTGGACATCGAACGCGACGACGCGATCTCTGCAACGAACGACAACGCTTCGGCGATCACTGCCGGTCAAGTGGTTTACTTCAAGTCAACTGGTCACGTCGATCTCGCATCGGCTTCTGGTTCGACTGTCGGAACTCTTCAAATCGGTCTCGTTGATGACGCTTCGATCGCAGCTTCGGCATCTGGCCGAATCAATGTGCGTCCTGGCTACATCTTGACGACGACTGGTTTAACTGCGGGCATGGAATACTACGTGAACAACACTCCGGCAGGTGGCTTCGCCCTTTACTCGGCGATCACTTACTCGGTTGGCGACTCGGTTATCAAAGTTGGGAAAGCATTGAGCGCGACTCAGTTGTTGTTTCAACCTTCTTTCGAGTTCACTTTTTAATTGAGACTCTGAGGAGAAGCTTGAGTGGCACTACACTATTTACTCGTCGAAGACACGACAGGGAAAGCATCGAGGGGAAACGCCGTGCCTACGGGCGGTTCTGCGGCTTTCACCGACTATGACTTCACTGTCGGTGCGGGCGGGCAAACGGTGTTCTCCGGACTTACGTTCTCTTCTGGTCAAGCTATGGATGTTTTAAGAAACGGCTCCCTCGTTCGCGAGGGGGCCACGAATGACTGGACGCGCACAGGGACAACGGCAGTTACCTTCAACTATACGGTTCTCGCGAACGCATGGGTGAAGGTGAGAGTTTGGACATAAAATGCCGACAACGGGTCACGGGAGAAAAGAATGAGTAAGACTGAGTTTCAAACCGATCAATTCGTAAATAACAATGCGCTTCCCGTGCTACGTCAACCAGCGGGGACGACCGGAGACGGCCTTCTCAGCTCGCTTGATTCGAACGCGGCTCTCCCGCTTCGAATGTTCGCTTCCAATCCTTCTGACGCAAACCTGAATATCGCAGCTCAGGAGATCATCAAATCTGACGGCACTGGACTCTCAGTCCCGCCGATCAGTTCTGTCGTAAACTCCTTTGTGGCAACCACGATCAACTTCCAAACGGGAGTGGTCACGGGTGGATCGGTAACGATCACCTTCCCTGCGGCTACGGTAGGTCTGTTTTACCGCGTAGGCTTCACGATGATCGCAGGCGGATCAGTGCAAGCTCTCTTCTCGACTGGCGCTTCGACTCTCGCAGCGGTTCCAAACCCAGGCTCTTTATTTATCTCTGGCGGTGTGGCACTTGGTTGGGTTGACCTCGTTGCAACCGGCACTTCGGCTTTCAAAACCGCAGGCTCGGCGACGAACATCATCGAGAACTCGGTCGGCGGCGTTTCGACGATTCACCTTTTTGGATCGGGTTCGGGCGGCAGCGGATCAGGCAGCGGCAACGGGATCGGCGACGATCTCGACTCACTTCAATTTCAAGCAAGCTTCAACGAACTGTTCTCAGAAGGAACGGTCTCGACAAACTCTGCGGTTGATGCGACGACGGCAAAAACAAACGCCGTGTACTCTCCCGCAAAAAGCATGTGGACGATGTCCTACGATGCGGCGAAAACAATCGCTGCGGGCTCGACGACCACGAACATCCTTTTAAGCGCGGCTCCTTCTTACACCGTCGCTCCTGGCGACGTTGTCATTTATGGCGGAGCGACTCGCAAAGTTACAGCGGTGACTTCGCAAACCAATCTGACGACTGAGGCCTTCGCTTCGGCTCCGACGACTGGCGGACAAGTCACGCTCTCTCAAGCGGTTCACACTAAAGATATTTACAATGCTGCAATCGACGGAGTCGCACTTTCATCTGAGTTCGGATCAACGACGTTCTCCGAAATCATGGTGGACTACAAAGACAACGCGATTTCAGGATCAAACATTTACACGCCGAACCTGACTCCTCTCGTGGGCTTCGCAGCTTCACCGGATGCGACAAACTGGACGGCGAACCAAACACGGCCTTCGAGTGCATCGACGCAGATTTCGAGTGTGATTCTGCCTTCGGCAGGGACTTCGCTCTACTTGCGATGGTTCTCAAATGCTCAGTCTGGTTCTGGTACGGTGAATCTGATCTCTTACCGCGCGTTCATGCAGAAGGTTTTGACCGCTGCCGGAACAGCGAACACTCTCTGGTCAACCTTCGGGATGACCAACGGATCAACGACTCCACTCAACTGTTCGATCAGCGTGGTTGGCGGTAAGACGACGATTCAAGTAACGAACAACACTTACCCGGTTGGGGCTCTGCCGGGTGCGACTGTCGGTGCGCTCGAAGTTCTTTTGAACGGCATCTCACTCGACCGCTTCGTTTCAGATTCAACGCCTGCGACGGATGCGTACTACACCGAAGTTGATGGACGCACGATCGCTCTCGATCGCGACTACTCTTCTCAGCCACTTTCAATCTCTCTTATTTACACCGTCCAACTTCTCGATGGGTCTTCGCAAAACTCAACAAACATCGCATCTCAACAAGAGATTATGTCGAACGGTTTCCAATCGTTCGTGAGCCAAGCGCAAGTCTTGAACGCAACGACGACGGCGGGCTCTCCGGTTGCCGGAACTTTCTGGTCTTCAATCCCCACTCGCTCAGCGATGCCCGATCTCTCGCAGGATTTAAAATCCCACATGGCGATCGAGCGGATCATGGTTCAACAACTCCAAAAGCTTCAAAACGAGTTCGGCCCGAACGGTGAACAGGTTTTTGCTTCTGCGACCGATCTCTTCAACCAGATCCGGTTCGTTGGGAACTGGACGGCTCCGACTTCGAACGCGAGCGGACCACTCATTCTTGCGGGCGCGACAGGCACCGACTTTTTCGAAGTCACCTTCTACGGCACGGGCTTGAACGTAGTTATTTACACTGACTCAGCGGCTCGTCCGTACACTGTCAGCGTAGACGGCGCGACCGCAACAAGCAGCTCGACTCCGGCAGGAACGAACATCCTTATCTCAAGACAGCAATCTCTCAACCAGATCATCCCGCTTGCGACCGGCCTGACTGCGGGTATTCACACGGTGAAATTCGTATCGACCGGAACCACGACGAACAGCGTGATTTACGGCTTTGAGATCCTCAACTCGACAGCGGTCGTAACAACTCCTGGCGTCGCTTATGTCGGCGGGAAAAAGCTCGCCCTCAACGCTTTGTCTTCGATCGCGTACAACGCGGCGGTGACAGGGACTCGTGGCGGGCGCGTTCTCCAATATCTCTCTTCTGCGGGAGTCGTAGCTCAGGCCTTCACGCCGGTAAACTCGGCAGCGGCGACCGGAGCTTCGGCAGATCACACGAACGAAGACCCATACCGCGTATTTTACGTCCGCGAATTTGGGGCCGGAAGAAGTGATGACTTCTCTTATTTAACCACGACTCGCTCGGCGTTCTACACTTTGGACGACGGAACGACGACCCTCACCGCTTCGAATATCTCCGCTCAGACGTTGAACAACGTCGAAGGCTTTGCGTACTCGGCGACGGGACAAACCTTCCAGCTCACGTTCGTCGGAACTGGTTGTGACATTCAATCAACCGCGAGCTCTAACATCAATCTTGTCATCACGGCTTCGATTGATGGCGGAACTGGATTCACCGTTCCGAACATCCCAGTGGGCGGAGTCGGAACTTCAAAGATCGTCTCTGGTCTTCCTTACGGAACCCACACGGTTCTTCTGACTTTGACGACGGCGACTGCGGGACAATACTCGCTTATCAGCTTCGCTATTTATCAACCAAAAAAACCAACGCTTCCTTCGGGAGCAATGGAGCTTGCGGACTACTGCGTGATGGCTCCGTTCATCGCAAACACGGTCCCAGGATCAGCGGGCGTCGCTCAAGGTATTTTGCGCAAAGCCGCTGTCCGAGAGATCATTCCGTACAACGGAACTTTCACCACGGATGCTTCGGTCGCAACCGGAACAGCGTGTGCGATTGCAGGCCTTCGACTTCTGACAGCAACGGGCGGCGCGATTTACAAGTACACGTTCTTCGGGACGGGATTTGATTTCCGCTACTCGCATCCGTCAACGGTCTGCACGTACACGGTCGCGGTCGATGGGACAACCAACCTGACTTCGCTCGGAGCAACGACGGGCGGCTATGGAACGGGCTTCACAAGCTTCAACGCGGGCACGGGCCTCATCACCACTGCGGCTACGAGCGGCGCTTACGGCAACGGAGCATACTTAAACGGTTTGGCTCTCGGCTTTCACACGGTCACGATCACGCTCACAAGCGGATCAGTCATGGTCATGGAAGCACTCGACATCATCACTCCGGTTTACTCTGCGAAATCAGAAGTCGGAGATCAACAAAACACGTTGATGATCGGATCAAACGCACTCTCTGATAACCGGAAGTTGACGGTTTTGAAAGACAACTCGGCTCAACCGAAAGCTTGGTCTATGGCTTACGGGGTCGTCTCTCAACCATCAACGACCTCGACATCTCCGGTGCCTTGTCCGGATATGTCAGCGACGGTGAAAACCAATGCTGGCCTGATAATGATCTCGTATTCCATCACGCTCTACACGCCTTCGGCAGGTGCTTACGGCGAGTTCTATGTCTATGTCGATGGTCAGCTTGCAGGGCCAGCGGGATTGAACGGTCTGATCGCAGAGGGAACGGGATCAAACACTTACTCTGTGGTTTCGCAAACTATTCTGTGGCCGGTATCTGCCGGAGTTCACAAGGTCGATCTCTACTGGTTCTCTGGAACCGGAGCTTCGGTCCTTTGTTGGACAAACGCACGATCACTGATGGTGAAGGAGCAATAAGATGGCAAAAATTCAAGGCGTTCATACTCCGGCACAATTCAAAAACTTAGCAATCAACGGTGCGATGGAGTTCTTCCAAAGAGCGCCTTCGTCAACGCAGACGGCGGTAACTACGGTTTCGGCTTACGTCGCCGACATGATCGTCTACGGAACTTTCGGACCAACGGCAAAAAGCTTCGTTGTCTCTCAGAGCACGAACGTACCGAGCTTTGCTCTGTCAAATTTTTCGGGCCTTTACAGCTACCAGTTTACAAACTCAACGGCGATTGCACTTGGTTCGACCGACTATTTGATCCCCTTCCAATACAAAGTGGAAGGCTTCGACTATCAAAAGATTCACGGCAAAATTGTGACTTTTAGTTTTTGGATCAACGTCTGTCTGCGGTTGATCGCAACAACAACGGCAACTCGTTTGTCAACTTGTCGGGCTGTTTCACCAACTCGGGCGCTTTGTTTTTTGGAGTTACAAACACGACAACTCCGCAAAACACCTACGGCAGCATGACAATAACTTTCGCTCTAGACGCCGGTTTGTAATTTTAAGGAGAGATAGATGAGCTTAACGCAAAACTTGAACGCAAAGGCGAACGTCAAAAAGGGAACCGGAAACGATCTCCCTTTTTCTCCGCAACAACCAGTGATCGCTTCGTTTACTGGGGTTTCGACGTTAAACCAAACTGTCATCAACTTGGGATTTTCAATCCAAGCTGCGGTGAACGGATCAACAACGGCATTTACAGATATATTCTTTTTGTTTATCGACGGAAAGTACATGACGGTCTCTGCCGATTTTACTTTCACGGCGGTCGCGACTGACGGAACTTCTTCGCAGATCACGATGAACGCAGCGATCCCCGCTGCGGGATTGAACATCCGCGCCTTCAAACTTGGTCTCAAATCAGAAATTCAATTCGGTATGGACAACCGCTTCGTGCAGCTCTATGCGGCTCAAGGCGCTGGCTTCCAACCCTTCGTGAGCCAGACAGACGCGGTCAGCGCGGCTTCGACAACTGCGGGAGCTCCGATCGCTGGCACGTTCTACTCTTCGATCATCGGTCGTTCGTCGATGGTGGATCTCTCTCAGGATTTAAAACCGCGCCTCGGTATCGAGCGTTTGATGACTCAGTACATTTATCAGATCTTGTCTGAGGCTGGTCCGAACAGCGATCCGATCTGGGGATCGACCGGCGACATCTTCAACCAAATTAGATTCGTAGGTCAGTGGTCAAATTTCTTGAGCATTGCCGGTCAGGGCATCGCCAGTAGCGCCAGCTTGACCGACTACATGGAAGTAACATTCTACGGTACGGGTTTAAATTTACTCACCAACGTAGACATCGCGAACCGAGACATTCGCGTTTCCGTCGATGGTGGAAGCGAAGGATCAAACATAACTCTTTCGGGTTCGGGCGTCTTAGCGGCTCGTAACTACAGCGTGAACGCACCAATCGTTGCCATCTCTGGTCTCTCTTTGGGTGTTCATACCGTAAAATTAAGAAACAACAATGCTGCCGGAATTGGCATGTTTGGTTTTGAAATCGTCAATCAGGTTTCGGCGGGTTCAAACCTTGTGTCCGTCACCCCTGGCGTGGCTTACAGTCAGGGACAAAAATTAGTTCTCGCCTCTCAATCGACGCTCGCCTACAACGCGGCGCTGGTCGGAACGACGGGCGGACGAGTTCTCGAATACATCTCTTCTTCCGGAGTCCGCTCGCAGGCGTTCACTCAAAATGCGACTTCACCGTCGTACTTGACCGCCGCCTCTCACGCGAACGAAGAGCTGGTTAAATCATATTTCTTCCGTGAGTTCTCGGCGAGCCGAGGAGATGATTTTTTAAACAACTCAACCACGGCAAAAGCATTTACGCTCGATGACGGAACAACGACTCTGAGTTCGATTCAAGGCGTGGCTTCGGTTTTCAACGGTCGCGATGCAATGAACACTGGCGGATCTCCTGCCGCGATCATGTTCACCTTCGTTGGGACCGGCCTCGACATCGTTCGATCAGACGTCGTCAATGGCGGGTCTGACACATACGCCTTCTACATTGACGGCGTTTCTATTTTCAACGCCGCCGCTGCGGGTTCGACAATCTGGAGGACTCAAAAAATTGCATCAGGTCTTCCTTACGGAACGCACACTTTTGAAATCAGAAAAATCTCCGCTTCGACTTACGACATCGCGGTTGCTCAATTCATCGTTTATCAACCGAAGAAGCCTGCACTTCCTTCGGGCGCGATCGAAATTGGCGACTTCAACATCATGGCGAACTACTCTCCAAACACGACGGCGGGCGCGGAGTTTATTTCTGGCGGTGTCTTGAGAAAGGCATCAACACGAGAGCTGACTTACGTTGGAAGCTGGTCTGCGACGATCGAAGTTGGCACGGGCACAACCAACGCTGCGGTCGCAGGTTGGATCATCAACGGATCGACGTCAGGAAACTACGTTCAATACACGTTCTTCGGAACTGGCGTTGAATTGCGCTTCGGCATCCCTGGAACGACGGCAGGAAACTACACGGTCTCGATTGATGGTTCGTCGAACCTCACGGGCCTTGGAGCGACGACAAGCTTCTACGGCGGCGTCACAAGCTTCTCTGCAACAACCGGCGTTGTCGTCACGAACACGGCGAACAACTATGGCTCTGGCGTTTCGATCACTGGCCTCACTCTCGGACTTCATACGGTGAAGTTCGCGTACAACAGCGGATCAGCGATGCCGATCGAAGCCTTCGACATCATCACGCCGGTTCACTCGGTTAAAGCAAACCTGTACGGCGACTTGGAAGCGGCTTCGTCAATCGGAAGCTGCGCGATCAGCGACAACCGAAAGTTCACGCCGATTAAAGATCCCGTTCCGACAACGAAGGCGTGGGCTCAGGCCATTGGTATTACGGTAAACCCGAGCACTTCATCAACCTCTCCGATCCCGATGCCGGACATGAGTGCGGTTGTTAAAACGAACGGCGGACCTTTGAGGTTGTCGTTTTCAGCGCAAGTCGAGAACACTGGATTGAACCAAATCTTCTGGCAGTTCTATGTTGATGGTCTTCCGGTCGGAGTTCTTAAAAACATCCGCGCTCCGCAGTCGGCTTACGGATGTTTGATCTCTGACGTTTTAAAAATACCCGCCAGCGCCGGAACGCATAAGGTGGATGTTTTCTGGTACGTCGGAGCCGGAACTGTAACTGCCGACTCAACATCGCGAACCCTCGTTGTCGAAGAAACTTAAAGGAGAAGAAAATGACTTTTGATGTAAACCTTCCGCTGAAATCGTTCCCCGTAGATGTCCCGACTGTCGAGGCGTGGGTGAAAGCAAATCACCCGACCGACTACGCGGGGGCGTCTCTCGACTACGATCTCTCGCTTCACTACACGTCGGATCAAAGCATTGCTCCTTTCACCACGAGCACGAGTGCTGCGGTTCAAGGCGTTGCGGCTTCGGTCACAGTGAGCGGAGTGAAAGTTCAAGCCGACAACATGGGCGTCGCTGGCAACGTCAGCATCCCGATCCTTCCGGACATGCCGCTTCAATCGAGCGTTGATGCTTGGAACTCGGCTCATCCCGAAGTGCCGGTTTCAATCGTGAGCGGCGATGCCACGCAAGAACTTTCAAACTCGGCGATCTCGTTGACTGGCGGAGTTGATGCGGTTGCAGCGGTGGTGACGAACACTCCAACTGGCGTTCCGAGCGTCGCAGAACAGATTCAAGAATACTGGGCGGCGGTGACTTCGTCTTCTCCGGAGGCAACGAACGCCACGCTCAACGCAACGAAAGCTGCGGTTGCAGCTCAAGTTTCGGCGGCGCGAGTTTTCGGCAACCAACAAGTCGATCAGTTCGAAACTGAAAACGTCATGCTCGGTATCACCGCCGACGGTAAGACAGAGGCGATTTTAGATTTGATGGGACCTGTGATGACGGCGATGCAGTCGGGCTCTTTGACGGTTGCGATCTCTCGCATGAAAGCAATCCCGACGGCGAGCTACGATTCGAAGTACGTGACGGCAGTTCGAATTTTGAGCTACGTGAACGCGCTCGAATCTTTCATGGGGCTCACGCTCTCAACAAGCCTGTCGTAAGTTTAAGGAGAAGCCATGCTCACGAGTTTAATTTTAGGACCAAACCCGCAGACAGTTTTCTCGACGCCGGGAACTTTCACGTTCACGACGCCTTTAGATAGCTCGCTCAACACGGTTTATTCTTACATCTGTACGGCAGCGGGCGGCGGATCTGCATTGTCAGGAGCAAGCGCCACGAGCGCAGGCGGGGGCGGAGGATCGACAGGCATGGGAACTTTCACCGGCCTTGCTCCTGGCTCTGCGGTCACGGTTACGGTTGGATCGGGCGGTCCCTCAACGGGCGGAGCTTCTTCTCTCGTGAACGCAACCATCGGTCTCAACGTCCAAGCCCAGGGCGGAGTCATCGGACCGGGCGCATCAAGCAACAATCCGGGCGGTGTCGGCGGAAACTGCACGGGCGCGGCTATCAACGTGCAAGGCGGAGACGGAAACAGCTCTGGATACACGAGCGGCTTCTTCGTTTCCGGAAACGGTGGCGGAAGTGTTTGGGGATCGGGCGGATACGGCGGCGGTAACGGCATCGGCCAAGGCCGACAAGGTATTGCGTTCGGCACTGGCGGTGGTGGAAGTGCCAACGGTGGCGGTCCTTCAAGCGGAGCTCCAGGCATCGTTATTATCTCAAGGCTTACGGCGTAAATTATGGGGATGCCGAAGCCCGAGACCAACGAAGGAATGGAAATTCTCGTTTGGGTTTTAACCTCGGCGCTCGCGCTCGTTTCGGCAGCGGCCCTCTGGTTTCTAAAACGCTACTTCAAAGGCGTTGATGAAGAAGCAGAGGGCGTGAAAAAGAAACTTCACGCGCATGAAACGAAGATGGAAAAACTCGCCGAGAAGATGGAAGACCACTCGCGTAAGCTTGGGCTGGACATCGCGACGTTTAAGAGCTCGGCTCAGGACTTTCAACAAAAGCTCTCGCTGAATATCCAAGACCTAAAAACCTTCTCGATGGACTCTCAAACGAAGGTCAATAATGAGCTAAACCAATTAGAGAGACAGGCCGATAAAATTCATGTCGTCGTCGATCGCACTCTCGGTAAAGCGGAAGTATTTGAACAAAAAATTGACAAGACCAGTGGGCAAGTTGACGGCGTAACGAAGACGCTTGAGTCCCACGCCAAAGCACTGCGTACTTTCGCGGAGATCGTAAAAGTACAGAAGACTCAGATGGATAATCTTTCGAAAGATTACGCCACGACCAAAACTAAACTCTCCGAAGAACTGGTTTTAATCCGCTCGAAAAAAAGCGGTGAAGATCCCAAGTAATAATACCGATGAGCCTTGCAGAGGCACATTCAACAATTACATGGGAGATTTATGAAAAAAGTATTTTTGGCTTTAGCTATTGCGCTGGTTTTACCAGTCGCTTCATTCGCACAATCGGCAGCGCCGGTTGCTTCGCCAGCGCCAGTCGCAGCTTCGGCTCCGGCAGCAACGGCTTCACCCGCAGTCCAAGCTTCACCGGCTTCGCCCGCAGTTGTTACCGACATTCAAAATGTCGTAAACAAAATCCCATCTAGCCTACCGGCTTGGATTTTGGCAGCTCTCGCGATCCTCGGCGAATTGTGTATGCGCTTCTTCCCGACGAAAGATCCTAAGTCTTTGTTCATCGTCGCCGGAAATGTTTGTGGTCTCTTAGGCTCGGGCTTCATGAAGATTTCCCAGCTCCTCGACAGCGTCGTACAAAACTTGTCGTCACCTACGGCGGCAGTTGAAAACGGTGCAGTAGCCGCCGCCTCTGCGGTTGCTCCCGGTGCGGTCGCCGAAGCGGAAAAAGTTATCTCCGACTTAACTGGGAAGGCTTCGTGAGTGACGGCGGGACCGATCTTGAACAGAAGGTAACAAACGCCGCAAATGCAGCGACTTCCGCAGCGGGCGCGGCTTCATCTTGGATCGACGTATTCAAAGGTTTGTGGTCTGTTTTGGCGTCGGTCCTGCCTGCCCTAGCGATTTCTTTGTTCAACTACGAAGAGACTAGAGTGGATCGCCTTCGGAAAGAAAACGAGGCGCTCAAAACTAAGCTCAAAGAGACGGAGAACAAAGATGCGGTCGATCAAAAGTATTCTGGTATGTCTGACGCTGACATCGTTCGTGCTTCAATCACTGACGTGCAGAGCGGATCAGACAACGCCGCAGACGCAAGCATCGACGCCGATCCTTTCGCCAAGCCCAAAGCTTGATCCTTTCACCTTGTCGAGCTCGGACCTCCACGCTCTCGCGCAACAGAAAAAGGATTTTGAAGTTTGCAAACTGGACCTGAAATCGACAAACGTCGCCTACAACAAGTGCATCCAAGATGACCATCCGCAAAACGCATGGTGGCAGTCTCCGGAGTACGCAGTTGGCGCGCCGCTCATCGCGGTTATCCTGACAGTTCTCGTTAGTGGGATGATTTCTCACAAATGATTCGACGGGAAGAAGGCGATCTGGGAAACTGGATTTAGCTTTTTTCTTCTTTTGCCATGCTCAAGGGACTCAGTTGAAGGCCTCTCTGAGTCCCTTATTTTAAAAGCCCGAAGCTTTCAGCGCACGTCCCGCCTTCGCGGTTATCTCAAGCAAAGATCCCAACAATTGTGAGTCTGATTCGATCGAGCTGCGAACGCATTGGATTGCCTCAGAGACCGGCAGGTTCGACGCATCGAAGGTTTCCTTACCTCCGGCCAAGATCATCACTGCCTCGCCCAGGCGTCGTCTCGCAAGGTTAATTTTGGCTACTGCCTCGGCGTCGTGCTCATCGCATCCGTTCGCCATTTCATCTTCGATCTCGATCAGAAGTTCTTTCACGCGGCCCATGTCGTCGCCTTTCTTTTTTCGATCCGTTCACGTTCAACCTTCGAGAGAAGAAGGCCGGTCGTTTTACATGTCTTGCAGGTATAAAAAAGTCCGTAGTCAGAGCGTCCATTCGAGATCACGTCGCGGGTTTTTAGTCGAAGCCCGCACGAGCATGTTTTGAGTGTCATGGTTATTTGCCGTTCGGAGCGTCGTGAACCCAGATCAAACGATCTTGCGGAGCCGGAGCGGAAT